TTTAAGTTGTACTGAACCATCGGCTTGGTTTACAATCACAGGTTGAGATTGTTCCTTATTTTTATTTTTACAATTACATCCCATTGGTCTTATAGAATTCTTCTCTCAGATTTTTTAATATTCTTCTGTATTTGTTTATGTCCCTTGAGACTGAGTTTAGTGGTATTGTTGTTCTCTTTGACAGTTTGCTCACAGAACATCCCTCGTCAATAAATAGTTCAAACAGTCTTGCGTAATACCATAGGTCTCCCTTCTTATGAAATGTAATAATTCTATTCACCCAATTCAAGTCAATTAAATCCTCTTCATAATCTTGTTGTATTGCATTGTGATCTTGAATCTCTGTGAATTTATATTTTGCATATTGATGAAAGTAATTACTGGTCTTTGAATGGAAATTATTTCTAACAATACGAGCAAAAAAGAACAGTCTCTCTTTGTCACCAAGAATGGGAGCGGACTGGTTTAGAAGAAACTGTTCAAGGCATGAGTGCAAAAGATCATCGACATCTTTTATTTTGGAAATCTTTTCACAAATCGTTCTGAGTTCAGAATAATTATTCTGAATCCATTGGTTCATGTTTTGGGGTGTTTTTTCCCCTGAAGAGGATTCTATTGTAGAACTCATTTTCTTCGGTCCAATGATTGTTTATTTTCTGCAAGTGACCTCTCTTAACCAAAAGGATTACATGATCTCTAACTGAATATGGTGAAATATTGATGTCCTTTGAGATCTCAGCGTTTGTTATGGTTGAAAACCCTTTTGGATTTTTGTCAATGTCCTCACAGATGATGTCATAAATTTTTTTATGAATTGGATTCATGGTTTGTCTTTTTATAAATATTAGGTACAGGATGGTATAGAGTAAATAAAAACCCCAAACAATTTGTTTGGGGCCGTATATGGAAAACATCAAAATGGGATTACTTATAAATATTCTGATGGGCTTGAATCAATCGATTATATTGGTAATCTTCAGTTAAAAAATCAATTACCTCTTGTTGCGTCAAATGAAGAACTTTTGAGAGTACATCAAAATCAATACCAAGACTGATTAGGATCATTGTACGCATCATCTTAGTCGTGTTGGATGTTTGTTCTACTTTGTTTGTCTGTGTTGTATTCATAATTATTTATTTTAGAATGCAAACTTACTAAATGGTTTTGAATCTTCCAAATTTTAATTCAAGTCCTGTCATGGTTCTTGTGATGATGTCACATCTTTCATATTCTTCATCTTCTCTTGCCTTTCTCAGTTGATCAGAAAGTATTCCAATGTATAGATGAATAAGTCTTGGATCAACATCCAAATTGGATTTATAATACTGAAGAACAATGTCAACAATCTCTTCTTTTTCTTCTTCCTTGAGGGTAAAATATTTGCTTACAGGTATGTCATACTTTTCTGACAGGAGATCTCTGAAACGATCAATCTCTTGGGAATCCTTTGCTCTCCTCATCTGGTTTTAGATTTAAGGTTTTAGCAAGAGCAACTTTTAATTGCCACTTGTTATATTCCAAATATAGTTCGTTGAGTTGTCCCCTCTCAGTACTCGTCATTGTTGACTCATTCCCTTTATTCCAATCTGTATTGAATAGAATGTGGAATCTCTCTGGTATATTTTCCATCTCCATATTTTATAATTTCAAAAAATTTACGATTCTTTTCCTTGAGAATCAAATATGCCTTACTTGAATTATTGTCTCCACATACTTGAATGTACTTTTCATTCATAAGTATTACTCTCTTTAAGTTCTCAGTTTTTATGATCCAAAATTCCTTTGATTTCTTAACAACAATAACGAAGTAGTCTGATTTGGTTGTTGAAATACCAGATGGTTTTCCATTGGATTCGAATTCAATTAGAAGAGTTCCATACCCATCATCAGAAATAACTGTATTGTCTTCATAGATTTCATAACTAAAATCATCCAATTTAATTTCATACTTGGTAATTGATTTACCATTTATGAGTTCAATGTCCCAATAAAAATAATCTCTTAAAATAATTTCAGTATGCTCTTCTGTACTTTGTAAGAAATTGAAGAACTCATTCTCTGCATACTTACCTCTCTTGCAATCTATGCTTTTCTTATTACCTAACATTTGATCTTTTTTTAATTTACCAGTAATACTGGATGCTAAATGCATTACTGGAATTATTCAACTTGGTTAGAGAGTTTACCCCCCCTTTCCCCCCCATACAAGAATATGAGAAGTGAAAGGGAGTAACTTGGACACACTGTTGATTGGTTTGCCCCCATCATCCATCAGTGCAGGGATTTAATTTAATCCTCTCTAATCAAATAAATACTTCCAAATCATAAAAAGGATTTTTTGGATCTCAATAGTATTTATGAATATGGAAGGAAAAATTTGTAACATCTGCAGAGAATTCAAAACAATTGAATCATTCTCAATCAATAAAAATACCAAAGATGGTAGATCGTATAAATGTAAGAGTTGTCAGAATGAATATAACAGAAAGAGCACTGCATTATACCGAGAAAGAAAGAGAAACAAGGAAAGAGAATGGAGACAAAGGAAAGCAAAAGAAGATGCTATTGTAAGTCATATTGGATTCAAATCATTCGACTTTGCCAGAGACCATTCTAATACCCTAAAATTCCTTCGAAATATGGGCTATGACATGAACAAGGACATTCACGAACAGTTCCTCCAGAGGGTTCTAATTGCGTTTGGCAAGGTATTACCACCAAAGGACAAACCAAAGGACAGGATTTCCAAGTATTACGAATAAAAAAAGGTCCCATTTCTGAGACCTCGTATGACAAAACGAAACAACAACACGATTACTTCTTATTGAACTCATCAAGTGCTTTGAAAGCATTGATGAAATAATTCTTGTCATTTGGATTAGTGATCATCTTCTCAAATGAATCATAAGTTCTACCGTTTACAAACTTGATCCCTTTGATTGGTTTGGACAGTTCTTGTCTCTTAGTTCCATAGAGATCGAAACCGATGTCACCTTTACAATTGAAATCTCTCCAAGAAATCATTTCTAACTTTGAACCATCTTCAAAGAGTATGTATACTTTGTCGTTCTCAAAACAATTGCCAATGGTTGAAACACCTGCTAAACTACTATATTCCCAAACACCATTTTTCTTCCTGAATGATGGGTAGAGTTTGAACCCCTTCTTACCATCATTTGTGATCAACAAATCTGACTCAATGAAAAGGTACTCTTTCTCAGTGAATTGATCCTTCTCATAGGTCAATTTAATAGGGTTTGTATTGACTACTGTTTTTGTGGGAACTACGGTCTTGTTCACAACTTGAGTTGCTTGACCATAAGAAGAAAGACCTGCAATTAAGGAGATTGCGACCATAACGATTGTTGATTTCATATACTTGTTGTTCAGTACTCCTGTCCCCGAGTTTGTTGTTAAGATTTTACGAAGGTAAGGAATTACATTTTACCAGCCAAAACTTCGATCCAAATTGTCATACCACCACCCTCGTTATAGAACACATCAGTAATATACTCCTTGAGTAATTCGACATGATGTGGTTCACCATTGAAGGTTGTGATGGTTGTCCCATCTTCTCTTTTCATTTGTACGAGAATAAAGTTCTGTCCTTTGTTGTCTGTCTTCTTTTTCATAAACTAAGTTGTTCAGAACTCCTGTCCCCGAGTTTGTTGTTAAGATTTTACAAAGGTAAGGAATTATTTTGAATTGGGGGTATAATGAAATACACAAGGGGAAATAATTGTTGATTTGAAACCAAAAGATCTGTACCAGTCTCTGAGTTCAGGTAAGTAACCTCTACCATGAATCTTGTCAGAGTCTTTATATTTGTCGAAATCGGCAGGAATGGTCTTAATCTTAACATTCATTTCATCCGAAATGTCCAAAATAACATTTATTAGATCAGTTCCCAATCCATTACCTCTCTTTGTTGTCTCGATCCAATACAATTCGACTGATTGATTACCATCAGGAATAAATTTCAGGATGTAAGATGTAGTCTCAAAGGTCGCAATAGGACAATTGAGTTTTGTTTCAATATACCTTTTCGTTGATTTGAAGTTAAAAACATCAGTCTGTACCTTTGGCACAATTTCACACACAGGCTGTTGACATAATTTTTTTTCAACTTGCTGAAGAAAGTTTTCGAATACTATAAATTTTTGAGAGCGTGGTAAGTGTCTAACACCGTTTTCAACAGGTGGATTTTCTAAATGTCTTGTTGTCATAGTTGTTGTGTTTTGTTTCACAAAGGTAAGGGATTCAAAATTACCAGCAAAAAAAAAAGATCTGATTTCTCAGATCTTAAAAGACATCTATGTCAAGACAATGTTTTCCTGTGAGGACCATCTCTTTTCCAAGAGGTGTGTCAACTTCCATTATTTTGGGATCAATAAAGATTCCAACATATACATTGATGGGGTCAATACCAAAACCATTCTTGTCACCATTCAAGATGAACTCTTGGAAATCATCTTTTCTTCTTGCAAGACCATACAGTTGGATGTCCCATATAACATATGATTCCTGTTGATTTGGGAATACAAATGTCAAAACACATTGGTAGTTTCTATTTTCCATATTTCTCATCAATGTATTTTTTCATCGTTTTCATTCTCTCTTGAATCTCTTTGGTTGGTCCTTGTTGACAGAATGCAACGAGAACATCTGTAACCAAACAAATGTCAAATAGATCAGGACATCTGTTACAATCGGCAAACCATTGTCTTGCAAGGTGTGATTGATTCTGCCATACAATTTGTTCTTCTTTTTGTCTCATGATTTTAGTTTTGTGCAAAATTAGGGTTTATTTCCAACATTTCCTCATAGGCATGTTGTTCATTGTTTCTTTTCTCAAGCCATATTTCATATTCCTGATCCAAGAAATCAAGATCATCAGGAAACATAAGTGTTTCCATCTCTTCCAAAAATCGTTTTGTCATGCTCATATTTAATCTTTTTAATAGAAAAAATATAGGGTATAGGGGGGTATAAGTCAAGTAATGAGCAAAAAAAACCACTTGGAAGATCATAACCAAGTGGTGATTTTTTCTATGGAAAATATAAAATGACAGGGGGTAAAAATGTCACTTCCTTAAAATAATAACTCAACTCCGACAAAACTCAAGCACAACAAATAGAAATATTTTAGAACTCTACTGGTTCTTCAATAAGATCATCATACAAATATTCTTTGATCTTAACAATGTGACCATTCATGAATGAAACATCATGTACCATTCCTGTCTCTTCATCGATCTCGTGAATGATGTCTTTGAAATCCTGTAATAGAATTGAAGCCTCATCAACCATTTCTTGTGTTGCAGATTCTGTTTCAATGGATTCTTTTTCCATCTCAAATATTGTGTCAGCAATTAGTGCCGCAGATCTAACCATTCCAATGGTGTCATCTTCGAGTGGCATCTCAACAAAGTGTTTGAATAGTTCCTGAGCACCAGGACATATGTCAAAATGTTTTGGTTTGAAACCATAGATGTCCATTACTTCAGCAAGAACCACTGCTACATTCGGAGACACAGATTTGGTTGCACATCTTGCATAGGCTTCTTGGTAAGAAAGACCTCTTGCTTTTTCTTTTGTAATACACATACCAAGAACTGAATCTTTTGGTATGTCACCAAACTCTTCAATCTTTGCCCAATACTTGTAATAAGCGTTAAATGCATTTAAACAATCCGCCATTCTCTCTTTAAGATTTGGTGATTGTGATTTCATTTTTGCATTTCTTGAACATCTTGTCAAATAGGCTCCTCTATTCTCATTCTTTCTTGGTGTTAAAACGAATTTTTCTTCCGATTCTGACATCTTCTGTCTAAGTTGGGAGTAACATATACCCAAGGCTTGATTTTGGTCGTATTCGTCAATTATGGACCTTACACAACGAGGAATAAAATCCTTCTCTGATTCTCCTTCTTTAGGTTTTGGCACAGGCATGATTATAAGTTTGCTTTAAGTCTTTTATTTTCGGCGTGCAATTCATCGATTTTCTTCTCCAATTCTTGGATCTTAAGGTTCAGACCATGAATTTCTTCTTTCAAATCATCAATTATGGTCTTATAAAGATTTACAGAAAGTTCCAAATTTCTTAGAACAGCATTGTCTGTGTCTGCTTGTTGTTTTCTTTTTCCAACAAACCATCCTGCAACACCTGTGATTGCATTGGAAAGTATAAGTAATAAATTAGCATCCATAAATACAAGCGTACTCGGGTCCTGCGTAATAAGTCATACCAGGAAAGTTGAATCTGTTTATGTCCATAACTCCACCAGTCTCAGGAATATGAAGACCAGAGAAATATTGTTTTCCTAAATGTGGTCTAATACCATCGTTACTTGACCACTGCCAAACAAGTGGGTATAGATTTGAGTTCCATACGATCTGTTCAATAAGTCTTGCTTCAAAAAATTGTGCTCTGTCATCCGCTCTTTTTTGCATGTAATCCATTTCTTTGATTGTAACGGTGTTCTCCGCACCTGTAACAATACCGTTGTTTTTAATTCTCATGAAAACAGAAGGTAATGCTTCAGCATAAGCCGCCCAAATCAACATTGGTGCTGCATAGTAATTCAAGAAATTTGAATTGATGTCAGTAAGGGTTGACGCTGAAACTTGATTCAATAATTCTACATAGTAACGCGATCCCACGATATACTCGAGACGCGTCTGTTGACAAACTTGAATAAAAGGTAAAAGTACACTGCTTGTAACATTCTGATCAATGTCAGTAAAGTTTTTAAGTTTGTTCTCAGAGATCAGACATATGTTCTGTGGTACTATAAATTGACTCATGGTTGTTGGATTGTTTCATCTTTTATTTCATCTACTGCCACATCTCTTCTTTCATTGATGTCCTCAATTTTGATTGGTGCTTTGTCAGCAACTGTAACCATTTGGAATTGATCAACAACAAGATCAGCAGGTTTCTTGTCTCTGATTAGTAACAACTTGTTGAAGATGTTAAGAATTTCAGTTTGAATTGGCTTGATCACCAAGTTATGGAAGTGGTCTTGTGCTTCCATATGATCAGGAGTTCCAAGTCCACCAGGAGTTATAATACCTAATAATTCAGGTGATGAGATCTGATGTGAAGTAAGGATTGCCTGTTGAACCATGTCATTAAGTTCAGCCCACAACTTGTCAGAACCATTGGAAGGGATCGGTGTGATCTCAGGAGCAGTTTCTTTTGAATCAGAGAATGTCAAGAATAATTTTCCTGCTTGATTTGATCCACCATATTTTGCCATCATGTTTTTATAGATCTCTTCTCTTTGCTCAGGTGCTGGTACTCCATGAAGAGACACGAACAGTGATGGTGCAAGACCGTTTACAATGTTGTTATAATGCCAGTTGAAGATCTCACACTGCGTAGAAATTGCGGTTGCAGATCCCCAATAAGTCGGAGTGGGGTAATAGTTGTTTCCTGCACTATGTGTTGTATAATAGAATACTTGTGATGGTTCCTCTGTATTTGCATTAAATGCTGGTATTCGAACAGGAACAAACTTCTTTGGAAAAGCCCAATCAGCAGAATAATAAAAGTTATTTATTCTGTCATGTAGATCAGATCTTTCGGCTCTTAATTTGGAGAAGTCCATATAATACATCTCAAATCCTTGATCACGATCTCTTCTCCAAACTGTATTGATTGCAAAACCACCATAAAGAATAAAATCCAAAGCGGCTTTTACATAGATGTCATAAAGATTGTCTCCAAGAGAGTTTACCATGACCAAACGATCATCCTCTCCTGAAGACAATGTAATACCTTCCCCACGAACTCCATACCATTTGGATGTAACTGCAGCACGATGAGTGGGGGATGAGTTGTATAGGCGAATCAACTCCTGAGGAGCCAAGTTTGCAGGTCCATAATAGACATAGGGAGTTCTTGTGTTTACGATTAAATTTTCTTCGATGATTGGAACTTTGGCAACAGCACCGAAATCGAATACTTTTAACAAATCGTCTCCATCATATTTTATTTCTTGACTCATATTACTAAATATATTTTTTTGTCACATCAATCAGCACATATTCCACATTCACTTGGAATCTCAATGATCGATGCTAATTGTTCTTGTGTTAAACATTGACCAATTTGATCTGTGTCAACCTTAACAACATAACCATAGAATTCAGTATAAGCAGAAGTCGGACCAAGTGTACAGTAAGATCTTGGTGTGTCCCAAGTATATGTTTCACCTTGTGGGAGTACAATACATTCATTTATTGTTGTAACTAAATGATCTGCTTCTTCTATTGTATTATATTTAATCCATCCTTTCATACTAATATTTTAGATTCCATTTTGTTTTTAAATAATTCAACAAATTTGTTGTTTCAGTTGATGTCAATTCTCTTGTGAAGAAATAGATTTCTCCGATCTCACCGCTGTATATTGTACCATCTCCTGGATCATTCAACAAGTACAAAGTTGAAACTGGTGGTCTATTTTGTGCTGCACTTCCATAGTTAGATCCTGCGACAACAGATTCCGTTGTTCCACTTCCGTTGAACGATGAGTATGAAATAATACTTGCCCCTGAGGTGGAAACATAATCAATAAATGTTTGACCTGTAGTTGGTCTGTTCGAAAGTGTGCAATCCCTTCTATAAAATGTTCCACCAGCAAAGAATGCTTTCCTTACAGATGTACTTGTCTGTTGCATATAGTCACCATATGATCCACCACTACCGTCATCAAACTTGAATGAAGCATTATTTGCAAGATTCGTTGAGACAATTACTTTTGTCCAATTAGTTGATGCTGTAGTTGTAACAACTGATGTCAGGAAGTCATTGGAAATTGTAACTGCAGAAAGTCCTGATCCTGTGAATTGAGTTGTTCCTGTCACAAGTGGTTGGTTTGCTGCAGTTGTTTGTGTAAATGCAGTCAATGATCCATAAACACCTTTATTGGTTATTCTACTTAAAAAGTTTGTACCACTTCTGAATGTCATGGTTGATGTGTCAGAGAAGTCAACCCAAATTTGTGGACTTAGAGTAGCAGGATTAAATGGTGTTGGGCTCGGTGTATTTGTCTGCGTTGGTGATTGTGTAACAGTTGCAGTATTGGTAGGCGTTGGCGAAGGACCAGGTGTTCCTGTTGGGGTCGCAGTGCTACTTGGTGTATTTGTAACAGTAGGCGTCGGCTCAGGTGTAACACTTGGGGTAGGTGTGTTTGTTGGAGATGCGGTCAAACTTGGCGTAACACTCGGCGTATTACTTGGTGTCAAACTTGGTGTTTGACTTGCAGTTATACTTGGCGTTGGAGTGTTGGTAGGACTGGCAGTAATGCTCGGCGTTGGACTATTGGTAGGTGTCATTGTTGGACTCGCAGTAATACTTGGGGTAGGCGTCGGAGTAACCAACCATTGAGAATACATCCATTTATTTTGCAAGCTATTTTGTACCGCAGCGATCTGAGCAGAATTGAGAACTGTGTCATAAACAATCACTTCCATAACTTCAGAAAGAGCAAGGAATTGACTCGTTGAACCAGATGGTCCACCAACAGCAATTGATGTGATTGTGTCTGTTGTTGTGCCAGTTTGATTTGTGATCAGAGTAACACCATTCAATTGAACTTGTGATGTTGAATTTGTAAGACCTGTAACAACTCCCAAGAATAATCCCGATGATCTTGAAATGGTGTCGGCAGAATTTGCTTCAAGGTTTGCATACCATGAGGTATTGTCAGCACCAACATAAATTCTGTCTGAACCACCACCCTGATTTTGTGAATACAAATAATAATTAGATGACAAAGTTGGTGAACTTGTTGGACCATCCAATGAGAACGCAAATCCTTCTGATTCATCTCTTGAAATACCAGCAACAAAGAAGTATGTATACCCTGTGTCAGAGAATGAAATACCTGAAACAGACATGAATGTTCCACCAGTTGTGTTTAAACCATTGAAAGAGACGCAAGGAAGACCTGTAACCTGAGCATTCAATGTAGATGAGGTATAAACAGGTTGGTTATTAGAATTCGACTGTAACAAGTTATAGCTGTATGGTCCTTTGTCATTCCATTGAGAAACTTTATTGTTTACATTTTTTGTGATTGTTGTTGTGTCAGAAGCATCGATCCAAAATCTCAAGTTTGCTGAACTTGGTAATGGACTTGGTGAAGGCGTTGGAGTCAATGTAGGTGTCACACTAACACTGGCAGTAATACTTGGGGTTGGCGTTTGCGTCTGAGTTTGTGTTTGAGATGGAGTAATACTTGGAGTTGCTGTTGTCGTTGGCGTTTGCGTTGGTACAATACAAGTTCCCAAGTTGTTAAGGGTATAAGACAAACAACCTGAGTTATAAGTTGGTGTTGTTCTACTACAGAAATTTGTTGGTGAGTCACCTGGATTCTTGGTAATTTGTTGACTCGTTCCATAACAATCTAAGTAATCAAGAGTTGTTGGAATTGCACAACCACTTGGAACACCAAATCTCCATGTATTACATATAAACGGAGTTAAAGTAGGTGTCATCGTAGGCGTTGCAGTTTGACTTGATGTAACACTTGGCGTTGGAGTTCTCGTTGGAGTTCTTGTGACACTCGGCGTAGGCGTTTGCGTCTCAGTTGCAGTAATACTTGGCGTTGGCGTTTGCGTCTGAGTATTTGAAGGCGTTACACTCGGAGTCGGAGTGTTCGTTGATGATGCTGTAATACTTGGGGTTGGCGTGTTTGTTGCTGTTGTTGTTACACTTGGCGTTGGTGTTTGCGTCTGAGTCTGTGTTTGTGACGCAGTAATACTCGGCGTTGGAGTGTTAGTAGGACTCGCAGTAATACTTGGAGTCGGAGTGTGCGTTGGAGATGCGGTAATACTCGGCGTTGGTGTTTGCGTATTAGTTTGCGTTGGAGTATTCGAAAGACTTGTTGTCAAAGTAGGAGTAGCCGTTTGAGTTGGTGTTTGCGTAGGAGTGCCAGTTTGAGTTGGGGTGTTGGTAGGCGTTTTCGTTTGAGTCTGCGTTGGTGTATTTGATGCAGTGTTGGTGGGCGTTTGCGTCGGAGTCTGGCTCGGAGTTCTCGTTTGGGTTGGTGTTTGCGTAGGCGTTTTTGTCTGAGTTTGCGTAGGAGTATTCGATGGGGTATTGGTTGGCGTTTGCGTAGGTGTTTGGCTTGGTGTTTTGGTAGGAGTTGAAGTGACCGTAGGCGTTTGCGTTGCAGTGTTTGACACAGAAACCGTTTGTGTCATTGATGGTGTTTGAGTCGGGCTCGGAGTATTGGTTGCAGTTTGTGATGGTGTTTGAGTCGGAGATGCAGTAATACTTGGAGTTGGCGATGGTGGATTTAGTTCACCTGGTGCAAAGATTATATTCGAATTGTCCTCATCATTGGAGATGAATTCAATGTAATAATCATTTGTTGTCATTGCAGATCCTGCAACAAGAAGAGCCAAACCTGATTCAACTTTGTTATAAGCAAGTGCAGGATTCAAATTTGTTGATCCTGAATACTGCTCATAGATTCCATAGATGTATTGACCCTCATATGGAAATGCAATTTCTCCAACACCTTGTCCTTCGATGAATTCAAATTCATCATAACGGATTTTGTGTGTGGAAATATTGGGCAATATGAATGTAACTCTCTCTTTGCTCATTTTGTGAGTAAAGGAGAATAACCACTCAGGGGTTGCCAGTTCAGCGTTCTGCGAAACTGTGCAAACGATCTTATTTAGTTGATTGGTTTTGAGTAATAACATCTTACATAAAATAATCACAGGAAGGACATAAAGTCCCCCTGTGATTTAATTTATTTGATTACTGAACAGTAATTCCTGCCACAACTGATGAAAGTGCTCCTGAGAGTTCGTTCATCGGATTTGGTTCAAGGTATTGAAGAGTAATATTGTAACCAGACTGATCACCAAGTGCCTTACCTGTTACAGAAGAACCAGCTGAAACATACATACCATAGGTTTGACCCAAATAGAAGTATTGTCCGTTGTTGTCTTCCATTACAACTGAAAGGTGCGGAGATTGAGCCAAGGTCTTAAGAATATTTCTCTTGTCTTGATCCAACTTATTGAAGTAAAGAACTAACTCGCCAGTATAGAATACAGTACCATTCTCAAGTGATGCATTCACAGTCTCAGTAAACTGAGATGATGTTCTGATCAATTCGAATTTGTAGTATGTACCTGTTCCTGAAATTTGCGTGATCGTGCTTCCTGTAGAAGAAGTAAGGTTTAGAATGTTGTCAAAGTCTGTCATCCAAACTGTTTGCACACCACCAACTGCATCTCTACAACCAAGTGCGATTCCAGCATTTAAATTACAAGCCATCTTTATATTGATTTATTAGAAAGTTTATGTTTTATGAATGATGGGGAGACGAACTCCCCACCATCAAATATTAAAGACCGTTAGTTACAAAGAACTGAGGAAAAGCGATCGCAGTTCCCAATTTCCAGTTTACAGCCATTCTTACTTCTTGGAAGTCTTGTGACCACCACATTCTGTAAGTGTCCTCATCAGACATTAAGTCTGTACCAACAAGGAAATATTGTTGAGGTCCGCCAGCGATCAAATCAGATCCGTTAAGACCAGGAACACCAACAACTTTAATGTTAGTTTGAGGATGGAATACTTCATAAACTTGACCCAATGTTGGTTCTGAGAAATGGAAGTTGTTTACATTTCTGATTGCAACTAAGTAACATTTGAATTGTTGCTGACTCATGAAGATTACAAGATCTTCTCTACCATAGATGTTTCTGTCGAACTGATCGATGATGTTGTCGATTTGTGCAAGAGTCGCATAAGCCTTCTCAGTTACAGAAGAACCTGTAACAGAACAAAGTGCTGTAGCACCAGTCAATTTAATAACTCCTGCTGTGTTGTCCAATAGTTCAATGAAACCAGAGAACGCTGAAGTTGCAGAAGATGCATTCCATAACAAATCTTCGTTATAACGCTTGATTTGCTTTGTTTGAAGATCAACAATAGCCTGTTCGAATGGAACATTCTCGTTGTATGATCCTGCGTTTAGGTACTGACCTAACCACAATGTGTTTAATTCTTGCAAACAAAGTGATTGATTCACCTTTAATGCTTGAACTGTAAGTGGAGAAACTGTGAATGTTACATCACCAGCGTCAGACCATCCACAAGTTGTACCAGTCTGAACTGAAAGTGTTTCAGAAAGCAAGTTTACATTCATTGTACCCTTGATTCCAGGGATCACATTTACATACTTCATTGTCTGAGGGGTAAGTACCGCTTCAGAGATGATGTCTGAGTTCAATTGATCCACATATGCGCTCAACCCGGCCAAATCGTAGTTGAATGACATTTTTGAAAGATTCTTTTTCATCTTATTTTTTATTTTTTTTATTATTTTTTATGAGACATTGCCTCTCTCAATCTCTTGAATTGATCTAAACGATCACCCGTAGAGAAAGTTTCTGTTATGGTTTTTTGGTTATAAACCTTTTGTCCCGCAGGTTCTTTCGAGAACTTTTGGAACTTTGAATCTAATTCTGATTGCTTTGTTGAAATTGCATCAATCTTATTTTCAAGTTTCTTAAGTGCTTGAGAAAAAATCTCTGCGATCTCAACAGCACTCATCATTTCTTCATCATCTGTTTCTTCAACATTTGATCTTTCTGTGATCTTGCCATCTTTTACCATCACTCTGATTTTCACTTCTTCACCTTCAGAATCTTTAAGGATGATTTGGTGCTCACCATCTGGTGCTGGTGATTTCTCTCCGTCTTTTACAACATCGATTGTTTCACCCACATCAAAAGTTGGGGATTCCAGAATCGCTCCATCATAAGATTTTGCTTCAACAAATTTTCCTGCTGCTTTGTCTGCATCTGATTTTGATTGTACGCCTTGGATCTCTCCACCAACAATGGAAATAATTTTTCCATTCTCAGTTTCATAAGAACCATCAGCAAGAGCAGAAAGTGTTCCATCATAACCTACCATCTTAGCCATAGTACCAACTGCTGGCTCATCTGTGGAGATTCTGATCATCTTTCCATCTTTCAATTTTACATCAGCAAACTTTTCAGACATTGTTTCATCCTTGATGTCCGCTTCTTTTTTCTTGTCCTCGATTTTTTCGTCTTCAGTTTTTTCCATCTCCATGTCACCCATTTTGATTTTTGCAACCTTGCCGTCTTCATCGACTTCAATTTCAGAACCATCATCAAGTTTGTGGGTTCCTGCAGGAGCAGGGATCATACCCTCGTCAGTAGCAACATAAATCGGTGCTCCAACTGCTAAATCCCCATCGATCTTTACTGCAATTCCTTGTTCAGTTTTTGCTTCATAGAAAGATTGAGGTGCAAGTCCAAGTACCTTCATTATTTTGTCTATTGCTTGTTTACTATTCATCTGTAATTGATTTTAGTATTTGCTTTATTTGGTTTATTTTCTCATCTTGTTTTGAGAACACCGATTTTTCAGCGAAGAGACCTTCGACTGAATAACCAGTCAATTTATTTTCTTTAACTGCTTTCCAAACTTGGGGATCATCGATCTTCATTTGTACAAACCATGTTCCTGCTGGTAGTTCAAAACCATACAAGTTCGATTTGTCTTTAATTGGATCATCTGAAATCCATGATTCAGTAATGTATACTTTGTCCGATCCTAACTTAATTCCATTGTGTTCAATGTTTGTTTCATCGGTTCTTTTTTGTTTCAAGAATTTGTCAGCAAGTTTTCTAATTGATTGTTTGGAGAAAAATACATAATAAAGATTCCCAAGAGCATCATAACGATGGATCATCTTGTTTGGAACCATTGCGGCTCCTATTAAAATTCTTTTCTCTTCATCGGCTACAGCAAAAGTCATCTTCTCTTTTTCAAGTTGAGAAAGTTTTCTTTCTGCCCATTTAAGTCCTGCTTCTCCACCCCAAGCATCATACATCAATTTTCCGCAGGAACTTTTATAATCTTTAGAAGTTTCCAAATCTCCTTTATGTCTTGAGAGGTATGAATACATGCGTTTCAATGTGTCAACTGAGATGTTTTCACCCTTGCTGAGTTGGGATGCTCTTTGTTTTCCTACAGCAGTTCCACAAGATCCCCATCCATTTTTTTCAGCGTAGTCAACTGCTCTTTTTGCTGCATCCTTAACACCCTCAGGGTAGTCAGAAATAACATCAGCAAAATCATCTTCTGTCATTTTGATTGGAACGCAATTGGGAACTTCACGACCATCATCTCCAATCTTTGTTCCTATGGCTTCATAACCTGGCCAACATGCATTTTCCAAACCATCTTCAGCAAATAAATTTGGTCCTGTTCTTGGCATTCCTGGCTTCCATGACTTTGGTGATGGGTTGTCAATTTGTTTTTGTGTTCTGGTGTCAGGTTGTAATCCTGTTGATTGTGCTTCAGGACCTCTTTCAACACCTTTGGTTGAAGATCCTGAGTTTCTAATCTTACCAGTTGGAGCGTACCATAACTTAACGAATGTATGACGACACCCAAAAGATCCTCTCCAAAGGAATATATTGTAAAATCCAAATTCAGGATTGGCTACTGAGTCAGTAAGTTGATCGATGTCCTCTTGTCTATACACTCTATTCTTTGAAAGCATGTCAGAACAGAACTTTCTATTCTTCTCATCTCTTGGTCCAACATACTTAAATCTTATTCTGTATTGATCGTTGTCAAGAAATGATGGTTCATTAGGATCAGAGAATCTCTCCTGATTCATTTTATGGACCATTGCAGGGGTTATTTTCTCTACCTTGAATATTTCCCAACCCTCATTGATTAGTTGAGAATATGGTTCTCCCAATTCGTCTAATTTGGGGTTGTGATCACAGAAGTCATCTTCTTTGTAAATGTAATCAGGTTCCAATCTTTCTTCTTCGTTATTGAAAGCAACCCATGTTTCCTCATGTGCAGGGCGTGAGACAAGTGAGATTGCTTCAATCCCACTTTCATCGAACTCATCATCGATGAACAATTCAACAA